CGCGGCGGATCATCGCCACCAGTGCGTGCTGCTCAGGACAGGCGCGGGGATTATTGGACTCGACAATCTCGATATAGCGCAGAACCTCCGCGGGGATCTCACAGCTCATCGTCGTCATCGCCCCGGGCGGCAGCCGCCAGAGCGTCCTCCTTAAAGCCCAGCGTGGTGAAGATCGCCAGCATCTGGCGGGAGACCTGGATCTCCAGCGACACGCTGCGGTTTTCCATCAGCCGCCCCCGGTCATCCGTGACGGTCAGCCCGCGCCGGGCGATGTCGTCCCGCAGCTCCTGCCGCCTCACCCAGAAGTCCATATATTCCTGCACCTTATCCCGGTACACATCACCGTCGAGATCCCTTTCAACCAGGTTCTGCAGCATCGACTGCCGGAGTTCGCGATAGTCCTTCCGCCGCTCATAATTCGGACGTTTTTTTTCTGCCACGCTTACCACCTCCTGTGCCCGATTCGGACACCGCGCCCGCCTCAGGCCAGCCAGCCTACCTCAATACCCCGCGCATCCAGCGCAGGCCTTCGGCTGACCAGCCTGAGGCATTCTTCTGCGGCTTTGCGGGACGGGCGGACGAGCCGCCCGAACCGAGGAAAAAAGGAAAAGAGTACTTTCGGAGCTGCCCGCCCCGCAAAACCGCAGCTTTTCTGAAATTGCCCGGCGATTCTCGCGCCCACGCGCAGCGCGGCACCGCGCAGACGCGGAAATCGCTGGAATGTCTTGGACCCCCACGAGTAGCAGCAAGGACGCGAGGGGCGTTTTTTCGAGGGGGGCGTCAATCCCACCGCTCCGGCGTCAGAGGCGGCGCAGACGGCGCGTATTGCCGCTGGCTATCCGGATGCAGCTCCTCATGACAACGCTTGCAGACGGCCTCCAGCTGCCGGGAATCGCCATCGTAGACGGACAGTGCCAGGTCGGGACGATCGCGCAGATGCCTGACGTGATGGACAATACTGGCCCTGGAGTACACGCCGCGCCGCTTGCACTCCTGGCACTCGCAGTTATCAACCTCGAGCACCTCCCGGCGCAGCCGCCGCCACTCTGGCCAGGAGTAGAACTCATGCTCCGACCCCGCCTCGAGAAGCCCGCGCAGCTCCGCGAGCCTGCTTGCTGAAATTCCCATGCGCCCCTCCCGTCTTCGTCTCCGGCGTTCCGGCTCGCGGCTATCACCTCGCGGCAAAACAAAAACGCCGGAGACCATGACGCAGCACCAACGTGTGGTGTCTAATCATGGGCTCCGGCGTTCAACGCTCCGGCCTCTTGCTCGATATGCAGGATGATCTCCGTTTTACAGTCCCGGCAGTACACAGGTAGCTCCGTGGCGGATGTGCCGGGCAGCACCCGCAAAAAGTGTCGATTGCGGTTACACCTGGGACAGGTCAACCACCCATCGCTCTTTGGGGATATTGTACCGTATTCAGATGTGATACGCAAGGGGTTTTCCTCCTTTTCGTGATTTATTCAACTATATCACAAGTTACATTTGCTATTTAGTACATACCAAAACCGCCTTGATGCGGCATACGCTTCCCGTCTATCACAGTCGGATGGAGAGGATCCTGCTCAATGTACCAGCCATATTGGTAGTGGCCAAACCCGTTATCCACCGTATACCGGCCGCACACCCGGCAATCATCCGGAATCTCAATGCGGCCCGAATCAGATCGGAAGTATTCAGGCGGCGGCAACTGCCGCGCAAGACTGCGCGACGCCACCCACGTCCTGGCATCGATTGGAATGACGATGCCGTCGCTGCGTTCCTTGCAGTAGTATCTGGCCGTGCGCCGATAGCTGTCAAATGCACCCAGCAGCAGGGGCTGCGACGAGATGATATACCCCTGCTTCCAGAGATCTTCCATGGTCATGGGAGGGAAGTCATTGTATCGCACCGTAAGGTGCATGTGGTACCGATGATCCCCATGGCGCCCCTCGATGAGATAGACATAGTCAGGCGTCACGCCGTCATGCCACTTTTTCATCTGGTAAAGCAATCGGCGCCAGCACAATCGAACCTCGGCAAAGCTGGGTGGCAGATGCGCCTCGTCAAAAGTCAGCGTGTAGCTCCATCCATCAAAGCCAAAAAGCGCCAGCAATAGCTCCAGGCGATCCATACGAGTCCGGCAGACGCCGGAGTCCCGCGGCGGGCGGAGGATTTTATTTTTCTCCGCCCGCTCATACGGGCTGTCGTACTGACTGAGCCGCGGACGTATAGCGCGCTGCTCCTTCACCAGCGGGCCTGCCCGCTGCCGGATACAGATCCAGCGTCCTTCACCGTCCATCGCACCTCTCCTCACGGGCAGGGATTTCGGAAACGATTGGCGCGCCGGCGGACACCACGGCGGAAACCGCCGCATCCAGCGCTTTACCGAAAGCATCCATCAAAACTACTGCGGTAGATACAGCCTCATAGACCTTAGGCGGGACGCACCCAGCCGACTCATCCAGATATATCCTCAGGACTTCGGCCGACTCCATAACGCTCATCATATCAACTCCACCTCCACGTTGTATTCCTTCAGCATGCGCCGCACGCCGGCCCAGGTAACGTACCCCTCCGCCACGCACTCGGCGGCGTGGTTCAGCTCCGCGGCCAACTGCTGCACGTCCTCCATCGGCGCGTCGTGCTTGTCAATCAGCACATACAGCATCAGCTCGATGCCGCGATTCAGGCCCTCGGTGACGCCCTTCGTGTAGGCGGCCGCCACGTCAGCCTCTGTCCGAGGTACCCGCCGCGGGTTCACCTTAGCGCTCATCACGGTACTCCATGACGCTGCTGGGCCTGCCCTCTGCCAGCGTCCGCTCCAGCCATGCGATCATCTCCCGCAGAATGGCGCAACCATGGATGCCGCAGTTATGTTCATAGCCGCAGCCCACGCACACCAGGCTCCCGGTCTCCACCTTCAGCCGCCGCAGCGCGGCCAACAGATCTTCGTCACGCATCGTCCCCGTCTTTTCCGTCCATCTTCGCCCCGCAGTGGGGGCAGAGCATCGTGTTCACAATGTATTGCTTCTGACCTTGCAAGCGGAACAAGTCCCACACATGCAATCTGCAACTAATCCATTTGGCCCAAGCCATTCCCACCGCCCGTGAACCACCGGGGCAACATCGGCGGCGGGCGTTGTCAATAGATCTCGCTGGATAATGGATAACATGCGATTTTGCGCTACGCTGTTTGCTGGTTGTCGTTGCCGCAAAACTACCCTTACAGCAGCAGCCCTCTCAATGCATTCAGCCATCCTTCATCGCCTCCAATGCTTTCTCCGCCTCCTCGCGGGTGAGGAATACGGTCTTGCCAAATCCGTTTAGCGCTACGCCATACTCCCGCCCTCTGGCGCCTATTGGCTCAAGACCAATAAAGCCAATTTTATTGCCCATACCAATCTGCTTGACCTCACACTCGCTTATATGCTTATCCGTGTCCAACAAGGCGAACACCCGCTGGCCCACCTTACACGGCAGCACCGCCACGCGCCCGTCCTTGTCGGCCTCGGCCAGCTCCCGCAGGCGGTCATAGCTGCAAAGGCTTTCCAAATCAGCAAGCCGCATAAGCTTCAGCGCAATCTCGTCCGCCTTATCCTTCGGCAAAACTTCTTCCGACTCGCAGTCGCTATCCTCGTAGGCGGCGAAGCGGTCTTGCAGCCTACAGATCCACTCTTGTTCCGTGTATTTCTTCTCGTAATTCGACGCCATAAGAACCTCACCAGTCCTAAGTCGCTGCGTCAGTCGCTCCATCACACTTTCCCCTTTTCAGCAGCAGAAACAGCGCCGCCGCGAATAAATGCCTCGAATTCCCCCATACACGCAGGACATAAATCGTAGGTTTTTCTCGGCCAATACTTATCATCCAGATCGAGATCAATCAACCGCAAAGCATTTGCCCTTTCGCCGGCCCTGAACTTCCTATGCCCTTCATAGTGTTCGTAGAACTTGCCGCAGCGATCACACTTCTTCGCTCGCATCATCGTCACCTCCGCAATCCTTCAACTGCACAACGGCTTCAACCTCCCCGATGTTGAGATATACCGGGATTCCCGATACGGCACCAGTGCCGTTGAAGGATGTGAGCTCGCCCGTCAACCCGTTATACTTACATTTGACGTCTTCTGCACAGACATCAAAGTGCTGCCCAGACTTCAAATATACTCGCACAACGATCATGCATTCACCTTCTCCCGCAGCACCGCGATCTCCTCGGCGTACCGGGCGCAGCGCTCCACCAACTCCTCGATCTTGTCGGCGGCGTCCATCCCCATTCGATCACAGTCGCAGCCCGCGTATTCCTTTCCATCAAGCAATTCGACCACACGATAGGCACACGTCGTGCAGGGCGGGGAAGACGTAGGCACCTGAGATGAGCACCGCATCGCCGCCACCAGATCAGTCGTCTTTACCATCTGCACCCGCTCCTTTCTTCCGCTCCATCTTGTCCAACGCAGCGGCCACCTCCCGCCAGATCGCCACCGGGAAGCGCTCCCGGTTCAACATCCGCGCCAGCAGCTCCGCACTGATCACCTTTCCGTCCACCTTGCCGCAGGCCGCTGCCAGCGGCGCCAGACTGTTCAGGCCATCCTTCTGCCGGTAGGCCGTCAGGCACTCCAGCGTGTCGCGCTTCAACTGCGCCGCCTCCGAGGCCGGAGAACCGGCCGCCGAGGCGTCTTCCGGCTGCGGTTTCCGTGCAGCCGGGGCGTGAGCGGCAACAGAGGACGCCTCCGGCAACTCCTCCGCAGCCGCCAAGGCGCGGCGTGCCAGCACCAGCATTTCGATCTTCTCAAAGCTGCCTGCGCCCATGCCGTTATTCAGGACGCCTCGCAGGTAGTTCGCCAGCTCGGCGCACTGCGCCTTGGTCAGGTCAATTTTCGTCACGCGACCGCCCCCCTCAGGATGACTTTCGCCGCCAAAGAGGTCTTTAGCCTGTTTCAAAAGCTCTCCGCCCTCGGAGCGGATCACCACTCGCTCCGAGCTGGGAGGCGGAGACTGCCGCATGGGAGAATCCTTGTGATTGACAGCCAGCAGCACGCACTCCTTGAACAGCGGGCGCACTTCAACCGGGATCGCGAAGTAGATCGCGCGGATCACCTCACAGCAATCTGCCGCAACCTGCGAGGCGTCTCCGGATGCTCTCACAACAGTCTTCCTATCGTCTCGCACGCAGTTAATCATCTTTACCGTCCTCCTTTTCCACCTCGGGCAGCGCCAGCCACCGGACGACACGCACCTCGATTTTGTCTCTGCTTTTCCCAAACCGGAATGCTTCCCCGTCCCACCGGCAGAGCATGCGGGACACCACCTTACCGTCCCCGCACAGTTCAAACTCCGCCACCACGTCACACGGATCTGCCGGCGTCGTGCCGCCGGGCATCCACGCGGCAAGTGCGACCTGGCCGGAAGCGGCGGCCGTGGAGTTGATCTCATCCGTCAGCCCCAGCAGATAGTCCACGGAGCAGTGCAGCGTTTTGGCGTTCTTCGCGATATCATCAGCTCGCCACGGCAGAATACCACTGCTGTAGTATTTGACTGCGCTGTCGAGTGCCGTCCCATCACTAAGCGACCTCAAGCGCCCAACGGTTAAACTGCCGCCATAGTCATAGTGCAGTTTTACCTCATCGCCCAGCCCTGCGGCATCTGCTGCCCGCACAACGCGCCGAGATTCGGCCTGAACCCTGCGGGCAGCTTCACTCTGCGCTTTAATTTCAGCTGCGGCCTCGGACGCCTTCTTTCTTTTCTTCGCCTTCTCGTACTTTTCCCGAGCCTTGCTGCACATTTCCGCACAAGCAGCCCCGCAGTAGCCTGTCGGATCATGCGCTCCGCCGTCACGGCACTTTAGGCAGCATTTCTCGCCGCCGCAGGCTTCCCAACTTTGCGCCTTGAGATCGTGCCTAAAAAACTTGTCCATATGGGTGCAAGTCGACCCGTCCGGGCACTTGAAAGAAACTGCAAGGTATTCTCCGCGCTTAACAACGTCACGTATACGACCGGCACTCGGTGTAGTTTTCGGACAAACCCTCTTGATACGCTCCTGCACATACTCCGGGAGGCTGGACAGCGCGTCTGCCGTGTCCTCCGGCAGCGCCTCAGCCTCCCATGCGTCGCGGTAGCACGAGGCCAGCCCCTTCTGGATCTTCTCCAACCGTGCCAGCTTGCTCTTGCTGATCTTGCAGGCCTCGGCCACATGGTCCCGCATCCGGCCAGGGAACTCATAGCCCTCCTCCTTCAGCTGGTACAGCAGATCGCGGACCTTTTCCACCTGCTGGGAGATCTCGGATGAGCTCAGCGCACGGGTACTGCTGTTAGCGTAAATCAGGCGCAGCTCCCGCAGTGCCGGGGACGCATCACCCTTTTCGCGAATACAGGGCACCTCGCGGAGATCTGTCCGCCCGTCCTCCACCAGCTTGCGGATAGCCGCCACGCGGCGGTGGCCGGAGACGATCACCGCGTGACCATTCCCACCATCCCGCACCCGGATGGGCTGCTGGAGGCCGATGGTGGCGATGTTGTCCGCCAGACTATCCAAATCGCGGAGCTCGTAGAAGTTGCCGGGGTCACTGTCCAGAAGATCCATGTCTATGTACTCGATCTGCTCCCGCCCTGTGCCCGACTCGGACACCGGCTGCGCCAGCGTCTTGGCAAACTCGCCCATGTCAAACTTCGCCACGGTCTGCACCTCCCTCCATCAGATACTCCCAAACCCATGCGCGGTAGTCGGCTGCCGCCGCGCTGCGGGGGCTGTAGTCCATGACCGGCTGCCGGGAGAACGTGCTCTCCGGCACCTTCTCCGTCCGCCGGATCACCGACGTGAACACCGGCAGACTCAGACTACGCAGCAGCGCCTCGCCCTGCCGCACCACTTCGCTGTTGTGCCATTGACAGATCAGGACGCCGGCCACTCTGATGGCGGGATTGGCAGCCCGCATGCTATCGATCTGCGCCGCCATATCGTTGACGCCCCAGACGGAGAAGCCATCCACCACCATGGGAACGACCACCTCGTCCGCCGCCATCAGCGCCGCACAGCTCGCCGCCGTGAAGCCGGGAGGGCAGTCGAAGATCATGTAGTCCATGCCGTCGGATGCCGCCGCGTCACGGAAGTCCCGCAGAGAATTGATGCTGTGGATGCTGCTTTTCAGCGCCCGCACGTCCAGCCCGTACAGGGCGCTGGATGCCGGCAGCAGCTGTACAAGGCCACCGGCGTCCACGGGGATGGTGCTGTCGCTCCACACGGGCTCCGTCTGCCCCTCCAGCACGTCCGCCACCGTGGCGGTGTTGTCCGGGTCGAGATCCGGGAAGTAGAACCGCGTCAGGCTCATTTGCCCGTCGCAGTCTACCAGAACCACCCGCCTGCCGCCGCGCCGCAGGGCGTCCGCCAGATTGATGGCCGTGACGGTTTTCCCCACGCCGCCCTTCAAGTTCATGATCGCTATGGTTTTCATGTTGCTCGTACCTCACTTTTTCGTTTTTCTGCACGGGATGCATTCCCGATACCTGTACCGCCCTGTGCTGCGTTCCACCGCCGCAAAGCGGCCCTCCGGATGCACCCAGACCACCGGCACCACGACGCTGGGCGCCCGCAGCTCCGTGTCCTTGGCGTATCGCAGCACGAAAGGAACGTATATAACCTTGTCGCCGACCTGCATAGGCTCTCCTTTCAGAACGGCACGTCGCCGTCGTCTTTGATTTCGTGGAAGCTGACCTGCGCCGGAAGCGGCGCCGCCTTCGCCACCGGCTTCGGCATGGGGCGGAAACTTTGGATGCGGCCTTGGAACTGCATCACCTTGTACCAGCCAGCCTGTCCGTCCTTGTTCTTGTCGCATTTCAGGACGCGCGCCCCGGAGCGGTCCTCCGGATCCTCCAGATACAGCAGGAAGATGGCGTCCGCGTCCATAGTGATCTGCCGACTCTCGCGCAGGTCGTACATGGTCGGCGCCTCGGTCTTCTTCCGCCCAGCGTCCGGCGTCAGCTGGGATAGCACCACCGCCGTGATGCCGTGCTCGTGGCTCATCCGCTGCAGGCCACGGCTGATGGAGCTGACCTCCTCCGGACGGCTCCAGCCCCTCCGTCCGTCCGCCTCGATAAGCTGCAGGTAGTCGATGAACACCACGTCGTAGTGCCGAGACAGTGCTACGGACTGGATGTCTGCCACGGTGAAGCCGCTGCACTGCATGATCTGCAGGCCCGTCCTGCTCAGGCTGGACGCCGCGAAGGCCAGCTCCTCCCACTCTTTTTCGCCCAGTTTGTTTTGCTTGATGTCGCTCAGGTCGATCATGGCCCTGGCGGACATGATGCGGTCGGCCAGTTTGGCTTTGTCCGTCTCAAAGGAGAAAAAGCCCACCCGGTACCGCTCCGCCATCTTCATGGCCATGCCCAGCGCCAGACACGTCTTTCCGGCGCTGGGGTATCCGCCGATGACGCAGTAGTCGCCTCGGGTGGTGTATACCCGCTCGTCGATGAAGTCATAGCCCCAGCGGATGTACTCCGGCTTCTCCGTCTCCCCATGTCGGGCGGAGAAGTTCTCCCACATCTGAGTCATATCCCAGACCTCCACGCCAGACTTCAGGCTCATGGCGGCGTTGGCCTTCTCCATCAGCTTTTCCGCTGCCGGAAGATCTTCCGTTTCCGCCAGCGCCGCGCCGATGCTCCGCAGCCGCCACACGATGCTCTCCCGCCTGAGGATATCTACGTAAGAGCCCACGTTGGCGCTGGTGGGCGTCACGTCCATCAGCTGCACCAACAGCTCGCCGTAGTCCTGCCCGGCGCGCTCCTTCAGCGCCGCGCCCACCGTCACGGGGTCGACCGGCTGCGCCTCCTGAAATAGCTGCCTGATGCAGCCGTACACCGTGCGGTAGGCCGACGACACGAACATCGTCTCCGACGTATCCGCCAGCACATCGGCAATGCAGTCCGCGTCGATCAGCATCGCGCCCAGCACGGCGGCTTGCGCCGTTGCCAGCCGCTGGGACTGGATCGGGGCGTCAATTGTCATATCTCGTAGTCACCCTTTCTCTCCTGCACACGGGTGGATGCCGGCACGGCAGGGGAGGGCGCGTCCAGCTCGTCGGCGTCCTTCCACCTCTGTCCGTTCAGGAACGTGGCCACGTGGGGGATGCCAATGCCGCGCTGCCACTCCTCCGTGGCCAGCAGCTTCTCCAGCGCCCGCCCGATCCGGGCGATCAGTGCATCGTCCGGCTTCAGCTTGTCCCAGGCGTCCATGGCCCGCTGCTTGTTCCGCCGCCCCTTGGCCGGATAGTAGCTCCACATCCCCGCGAAGCGCTCCGGCTTCCAGTCCGGCTGCTCCCGCGGCACACCCTTGTGCACACGCTTTTGCACACCTTCCCCCAATGGGGGTATGGGGGTTATATTATAATTATCTGTTCTTATATTGTGGGGGGTCGACTTTTTTGCCGACACCCCCCCGACTTTTTTGCCGAGAGGGGTCTCGGCATTTTTGCCGACACCCCTTGTGCAAACACCGGCGAAGATCCGCCGCTCGCTGCCGGTGGCCGTAGGCACCATTTCCACCGTCAGATAGCCCGCGTCCCGGAGCTTCCGGATCAGCCGCGTCACCGTGTCCGCCGACCATCCATACAGCTCCGCGAAGTAGTCATTCTTCGCCCAGCAGAAGCCCTTCCGGTCGCACAGCGCGGAGATCTCGCCATACAGCAGCTTCGCGTTGGCAGGGAGGCGGTCGTCGTACCGCACAGGGGCGGGGATGACGCCCCAATAGGCGGGCTGTTCAATTTTTTTGCTCATGGCAGTCCTTACCCCCTTGCATAAGCCTCCCGGCTCTGGTATACTTATCTTGCTCGTACGAAGCGCATGCGCTTCGACTCACTGAACCGCTTTCTGGCTCCACCCAGAGGGCGGTTCTTTTTTTGCGCCTTCCCGCAGCCGTCCACCCAGCGGACGACGGCCGCCGCACCGGCTGCCGCGCAGATGTACTGCACCGCCATTGCCCAACTATCCACAGACCACACCTCCCTCCGGCGTATCCAGCGGCAGGAATCGGATATCGGTGTAGTATTTCTTCCAGCGGGCGGGATCCTCGATACCGCCGCCGCTCCGATAAAACCACAGCTTCCGGGCGTCCGGCTCCCGAGGGTCCGTCGCGAAGTACCCCACGCGGTAGGTGGCGTCCTTGGCAAAACTCAGCGACCCAGTGCGCACCACCACCGCCTGGCCCAGAGGGGGCCGCATATCGGGGTGCCGGAGATCCAGATAGTTCCACATTGTCATCCCGCCACCTCCTCAGCAAGCCTTCGCCCATGCGGCGAACAGCTCGTCCTTGGGGATGCGCGCCGCCTTGGCGATAGCCGCGATCTCCTTGCCGGAGCAGCTGGGCAGGTCCTTGATCCGGGCATAGATGGTGCTGCGGCTCATGCCCGCCGCCCGCGCCATGCCGTCCAGACCGCCGTGCAGGGCGTAGGCCTGCGCCTTGATGCGGACCGCCATGTCCCTGGCGGCGTCTGCCTTCGCACTCAAAATCGTTCGGGGCATCACTGCACCTCCTCTGCGTACTGCAAGGCCAGCGCGGCCTGCACGATATCCCCCAGCTCACAGGCGATCTCGTCAAACAGCGCCCGCTCGCCGTCGCTGATGATGCCGTCCTCGGCGATCTCCATCAGCTGGTCACTGCGGTGCGCCTCCGCGAAGTGCATCACCCGCCGCACCAGCTTGATCACCGCCACCGGCAGCGGCTCCGGACGCGCCCCCTGTACGCAGTCCGGCAGCAGCGCCGTCTTCAGCTGCAGGTGCTGCAAGCCCAGATACTGCACGTTGTACACCGCGCACATCCGCGCCACGATGTCGTCGCCCGGCAGCCGCTCCCCGGACTCGTAGGCGCGGATGCTGGTGTCGCTGACCGCCAGCCGCTCCGCTGCGGCCTCCTGCGTCAGACCCGCCGCTTTACGGGCGGTCTGGTAGATGTTTCCACCGTCCTTTGCCATGGACAACTCCTCCTTTCTCCGCTATGCTGACATTAGTGGGCAGCGTCGCTCATCAGCTCCATTTCCGTGCACTGCAAGATCGCGCACAGCATGGCGCGGTGCTTCTTGCAGGGCGTCGCCTTGCCGCGCTCCCAGTAGCTGATGATGGATCTGTCCACGTTCATCTTGTCCGCCAGCTGCGCCTGCGTCATGCCGGTCTTTTCCCGGAACTCCTTGATTTTCACAATATCACCTCCCATTTTGTGAACTTTCACCTTGCGTGGCGGGGAAAAGGGTGGTATGATAGCCATGTCAGTAACCACATACGCACCCTTTTTCTGCTCCGGCTGGCACGGAGATCGTCTCTCTGTACCGCCGTTGTCCACCGTTTCCGGTTGGTACGCTTGCATGATATCAAGATATTTCTTGATTGTCAACACAAAATCATGATTTTTCTTGATTTTGTGAAGTTTAACAAAATCTCGGGAGCCGCTTTATGTACGATACACAGGAAATCGCTTTGCGCATTAAGCAGCGCACGAAGCAAGTGAAAATCCCAATGAAAGTGCTGCTGCCCGACTGCGGCCTTAATATCAACGCGATTTCCGATCTTGCCAACGGAAGGGCCATGTCTTGCGTGTCCCTCGCTCTGATTGCCGACCGGCTGGACTGCTCCGTGGATTACCTCTTGGGCAGGACGGAAAATCCCGATGTCAATCGATAGGGGGGGTGTCCGAATTGAACACCTGCAAAGAACACCGCACCTTGGAGAAGATCTCCGCGGCCGGCAGCACCGCCACGAAAGACGACGTCTTCGGCAAGAACGACGAGGAGCTGCTGCGCGCCATGCTGCAACAGGACTACGTCTCCCTGGATCCCGTGTACCACCAGCGGCTGATGCTGCACCCGCAGGGCTACGCCCGGCTGCGGGAGCTGAAGCATAACCGCGGGGAGTTTGTCCGCTGGGCACTCACCACGGCTATTTCAGTGGCGGCTCTGATCGTTTCTATTGTCGCGATGGCCCGATAGGTGTTAGATCCCGACGACCAGACGAATACCTGCCGTCAGCGCGAGGACGCCTGTGAACGCCGCGCTGATGCCGAACGCATAGCAGGCGAAACAGCAGTCGCGATCCTCGCAACGCTGTTCCGCTTTCCACGCCAGATATCCCAGCAGCAGCGTCAGCGCCAAAAGCACCACCAGTGCGATAAGCCACTTCAAGAAACCCACGCTTTCACCCCCTTTCACCCTGTGAAAGTTCACCTTCGCCCCCGGAAAAAAGGGTGGTATGATAGTCATGTCAGCAACTTCACACGCACCCATTTCTCCGTAAAGAGGGAGGACATAATGCGCAAGCAAACCCATCCGACGCGCATCTCAGTGATCCGGCGCACCTTCCGGCGTCGGCCTTGCTATGGTTGCATATTATCACGCAATCGCTTGATTGTCAAGAATTTTCAAGCAATAGCTTGAAAATTCACAATCTACACAATACTTCTGGGGTATTTCTATGTATGATGCACAAGAGCTTGCATTGAGCATTAAGCGCCGTGCAAAGGCCACAAAAACACCTATCGGCCAGATGCTGGCTGACTGCGGGCTGAACGTCAACGCCATTTCCGAGTTGGCAAAAGGGAAAAAGTTTTCCTACGCGTCCCTCGCCCTGATCGCCGACCGCTTGGACTGCTCCGTAGACTACCTGCTGGGCAGGACAGAAAACCCCAATGTCAATCGATAGGGGGGGGTGTCCGAATTGAACACCTGCAAAGAACACCGCACCTTGGAGAAGATCTCCGCGGCCGGCAGCACCGCCACGAAAGACG